GGCAGGACGTTGCTGGCAATGGTGGCGCCTGGATTCCCCAGGTCGGCCTGGTCAGGCAGGAATGGCCCGAAGGGAACCATCTGATCAGCCCCTGTTGATGTCGAAACCGGCGCCGCCGAATTCCGTAACCATCTTGACCCGGGCTCTCGTCTGTCCGTCCATCATGTTGAGTTCACTGACAACCTCTTCCAGCAGCGCCCGGTTTTCAACCACGGCCTGCGTATTCTTGGCTCTGGTATTGAAGGCCATCAGGACCGAATAGATATAGGCGTCGGGCGCGTTGGTCAGCAGCCAATTGGCATTGTCCGTCGCCAAATCCCAGCGTTTGAAATAATGCTGTTTCAGCGTGTATTCCTGGTCCGCGCTACGCTCGAAATATATCTTGTCACCAATGGCGTAATAATCGGGCCGCGCACTGGCCGTGCTGGCTTTCGTCCGCAGGGCGGGCCAGGCAAGCTGGATTGGCTGCCAGTTATCGCTCGTATAGTACAGGTCCTTGTGGGCGATAAAATCGCTCGGCAGGGACACATAATCATTGCCGGACGACAGCGTCAGGGAACCGTCCGTCTCCTGCTGCAACAGCCGCAGCTTGCGGTTCAGGCGCGTTTCGCCCCTGGTGATGTAATCATCCCAGGTAATATCGCTGCGGCTCGTTTCGGTATCGAGCGCCGTTTTCAGTTCAGCTAGGGTGGTGATCGACATGATATCTGCCCGTTACATCAATTTCTTTTTAGGCCGTTCTTTCGGCTTGGGTTTCGCCGTCGCCGCTGCCGGGCTGTCCGACCAGCCGCTTTTCGGCATGTCGTCGGCATCGAAAATCTTGGCTTCCACCTCGCCGTCAACGATCCGGTAGAGAAAAACTTTTGTCATTTGTCACCTCAAAAAAGACGGGGACCGCCTCATCATAGGAAGGCGGCCCCCGAGTCGGGAGAGATTTAGTTCATGTGGATGCGGCAAGCCAAATCGGGCCTGACGGTCTTATACCCGTACAGGACATCGAGTCTGCAAGGGAACGTATCGGTCGAGATTGCGTAGTCCCGCACGATCCTCATCGAGATGCCGTCCACAACCTCGCGGGCGGCAAAATCAACACCTGTCGGCATAAGCAAGTCGGCAGTCGCAAATGCAAACGCATCCTTGTGATACCCCATAGATACGCCGAAATCCGCGCTCGCGGCGATATCAGTAGTCTGATCGCTTTCGTTTTTGTGAAGCGGGGCGTTGTTGGCAGGCATGGCGCTAACATTCTGTTTCGCCCCGGAACTCCGTAATTCAGGGGTGAAGCTGATGCTCGTCGCACTGGTCCCCACATCGCTCGTCACGGCAAAATGCTGCAACTGGGTCAATGTGGTCTTCGTCTCCGGGTGGACACGGTAGACAGAGGCGAAATAGAAGATATCGCCCTTTTTCCATGTGCCTGCTCCCGAGTCGATGGTAATCGATGTCGAGCCTTCGGCTATCGTGCCGCTGTCGTTGACAAGATAGTCGCCGGTTCCGTCATCAGTACCAGTCGTGTGCTGCGGCCACATCGTGTTCTCCATGATGTCGGAAAACCCGAACGTGTTGCTGGCGACGCGGCCCTCTCGGTAGTTCTTCGCGACCTTCGTCTGGTCGTTATAGAGCCCCTTGATGGTATCGACCAAGTCCACATTATCCTGCGTGGACAGGTTCAAGGTCCGCTTGTCATAAGGTGCCAGATTGTCGGTCATCACCTTGCCCGCATTGAGGACATCTGAAACGGTAACGGTCGCACCGACGTCCGTGATGTGGTTGTAAACGTCCTTGTACATGGACATGGCGTCGCTTTCGATATTCGCCGCCAGGACCGACATCGCCGGTTCCAGAATGCGCTCCGAAAAGTCGTCAAGGTCCATCGTAAGGTCGTCGGAGGTGAAGGTTGTATCCACGCCCTTTTGCGTGGCAACCTGCAGACCGAACTGCGTATTGGTTCGGCAGGCGGATTTTCAACGAGTCGCCGATCTTCGCGCCGCTTTTGGCGAAGCTACTGTCGTACTGTCGAAGGACAGTGCCGACGAAATTCAGCTTCTGGTGGAGGATACGCAGGGCTTCCCGCGTAACCGCCGTTGGGGTGAGTAGAGTGTTAGCCATCGATTTAAACTTCCTTAGGTTGGAATTAAGACAACGGCGAAACTAAGCACTGCGCTTCGCCACTTGTTTGTTGCGCCATCGAACCCATTCATCTGCTGTCATCTTCTCCGGGTCTTTCGTTCCGCCTTGTCGGGCACCCTTGACCTTTGCGGCTGGTTGCGCCGGGGCGGGCTTCGGCTTGGTCGCCTGCTTGGAGACCAATTCGTCGTAAAGCCGGGCCTTGTGGATCAGTTTGACATGCACTGGGTTGATTACGCGCGACGCCTCGGTTTCCGTCAGTCCCGATTTCAAAGCATACTTACGGGTCTTTTCGGCCATCTCGGCATCCCAACCCGGTATATCCGTTTCCAGCACGGTTTGGCCTTCTTCAACCAACTTGGCGTGTTCTCCACGCTGTTGCTCGAATGCCTGGTGCTGGTTTTCCTGGAGCCGGGCCAGGGCCTGCTGTTTGTTGTCTTGCAAGCCCCGTTGTTGACGATCCAGTTTCATCGCTTCCACTGGGTCGTCGGTATAGGCCGTCTCCCAATCCACGGACTCGTAAGCCTGTAGTTGTTGCTCGATAGCCTTGATCGTCGCCACCTCATCGATATGCACCTTATGCAGTTCGGTATCGCGTTGGAGTGTTTGGGCCGCTGCCTCAAGTTCCTTGCGCTTCCCCGATATGTCTTGCATTTTTCGGGAGTAGTCCGACTGCCGTAAAAGTGCGTCTTTCAATTCCGGCGGCACCGAGTAATCCTTGCCGTCATACTTGACATCAACGACATTGAGCTCGGGTTTCTCGTCTTCGGTAGCGTCTTCGATAGTATCGTCTTCGGTAGCGTCCTCTGGTGTGGCGTCCTCTGGCGTGTCCTTGTCTTCGGGTGCTTCGGTCGTCGTCTCGACAAGTTCTCCTTCAGCCTCTGGCTCCGGGAGATTGTTTGTCTCGTCCATAAGGGTCTCCTAAATGATTGAATGGGGTTGAAATTCGGGCCTATCGCCCGTCGTCAATCTCTCCTTTTCGATATCGGCCATCGCTTCCATGCGATCTGTTTCGGCCTTGTATTTGTCAACGACGACCTTTTCGGCGTCGATGGTGTTTTTCTGCTCGACCAGTTGCCGGTCCCGGATCAGCGTCTTGACCTGTTCAATGGCTTCCTGCAATTGAGCCTGCACCGCAGCCATCGCCTGGTCGTCCTGGCCCATGCCCCCGGGGATCAACTGTTTCAGCCGCTCCGAGATTTCCTCTGCGCCCGGCCAATCGAGGTTCCTGGCGACGATGTCGCCAATGACCGGCGCCGCCTGCGGGAAGGCCCGCAGCAGTTCCATCATCTGCGTGGCCGCCTCTTCCCGCATCGTGGTGAAGCTGGGGCCTGCCTTGACGATGATGTCGTAGCGCCCGGTGGTCAGGTCGTATATCCGGGGTTCCGGCTCGTCCGGCATCTGCTGGTTGATCGGCATCGGCTGGTTGATCTGCATCGGCTGGTTGATGGGCACGGCCTGGGATTGCTCGTCCTCGCCCAGCACACGGATGATCCTCGCCTCGTTGTAGACGTGGGGGATCAGGTCGATTAAGCACTTCCCGGCGTGGCGGATGGCGCGGGTCATGTTGTCGATAAAATGAAAAGTCGAAATATCACCCTCGCGCTGCCGGGCCATGATGGCCCTGCCGCTGACTTCGTTTGAGCGTTCCCCAAGAGACGCATCGAACATCCCCATCACCGCTTTCATGTCGTCCGAACTATTGAGGGCCTCTTGCAGGGCGCCCGCCGGTACACCGGCAAAAGCCTGTCGTTGCGGCGGCACCTGGCCGTCGTATTCGATATAGGGATGGGTCGATATATTGGCCGTCGCCCACTTGTCGGCATCCGTGACGAAGGCGCCCGCCGGACCGATCCAAGGCGTCTTGGGCGCCAGGGCAACGAGTTCCGCCGTCGCCGTGCGCCAATAGTTGTACATGACTTGACTGTCCCGGGCGAAGTGGATCAGGCTCATAAAATGCCGCTTCTCGCCGACGACCACCTCCTCGCCGTAGACCGGAATTATCGGGATGTAGCGCCCCCTCCATTCCTTCTTTTCTAATACGTCGGCGCCGCCCAATAGCCGCTGGGTCACCCGGTGCGACTTGGTCATCCGATGGGTTTCCGGGAAGATGCCGTTGACTTCGTAATATTCGCGCTGTTTTTCGTATACGTCGGCGTCCAGAACCTCGCCGTTTGACATCAGGCAGATTTCTTTTTCAACCTCGTCCCGCGTCCAGTATTCCGCCACCCGCACGCTGTCGCTGCTGATCCAGGTGTCGTTCTCGGTGTCCTTGGAATTCGCATCCCAATCCCCGGGGTCAACGTCCGGGTATAGCTTCTCAAAGTCGTCCTTCGGCAGCATTTCAGTGACGAAGGCGAGGTTCCAATCACTGCTGTCCACCGCCGTCGAGCGCGGATCGCGGTAGACGCTGAACGGGTTCGAGATGCGGTTGATCCTCAAGTCGAGATCGAAGCTGTCGTCCTCCGCGTAATCCACGTCCACGCGGAAATAACCGATGCCGCAGGAGACCGCGAAGTCGATGGCCGTGTCGTAGGCCGCGTCGGCGTTGCTGGACGCCTCGATATTGCGGATCAACCCGTCCAGCACCTTTGCCGTTTCGATATCGGCGTTGCTGTCCACCGGGTGGACCCGGATCGCGGGCTTGTTCCTCCTGGCGTCGTTGACCACCTGGCGGATAAAAG